TGCTAAGTTTTTAGAAGCTGCAATTTTGCGTAACGCAGATAAGATAATTAAGGTTATACAGGAGGAGGTCAAATTTAAATGAATGCACCAAGCTATGATATTGCCACTATATTGGTTAATGAATTAGACATGACTATTGGTACAGATTTATTTATGGGTAGAGAGCCTACCACACCTCCTAATTGTGTAACCATATTTGACACACCTGGAGCACCACCAGATTTCAATTATGTAAAAGGAACAATGATAACATATCCTGCAATTCAGATTAGAGTTAGAAATGTTAATTATACTACTGGTTGGGGAATAATAAACAATATAAAAAGCACATTACACAATAGAGGAAATGAAGTTATAAATGGAACAACCTATCTAACTATAGCTTGTTCACAAGAACCAGCACTATTAGATTGGGATGAAAACAATAGAGCAAGGTTTGTAGTATCTTTTAATTTATCTAGAGAGGAGGAATAATAATGGCTATAAAAGCTGGAGTTGGTACTAAGTTCCAATATTATGATTCTACTATATATCCATTTACTGAAATATACAATCTAGATGGTACAAGTGGCATTAAATTAGTTGCAAAATCAGCAAACAATGAAAATATAACATTCAAAGCTACTGGTAGTATTTCTGCCACAAGCATAACAGTTAGTGTAGCAGGAAATGCTATTACAGTAACGTATGTTTTAGCACATGCTACATATACTACATCTACAGTGGCTGAAGTTGTAGCTGCAATAAATGGAAACACATCAGCTAGTGCTTTAGTTACTGCTACAATTTTAGGAACTGGCACTAAAAGCATGTTTGATATTGGTTTAACACCATTGGAGAAATATGTAGCAATTGCACATATTACCAACATTACTGGCCCATCTATGACTAAAGACACAATTGACACCACAGCATTAGACACAGTAGGTGGTTATAGAACATTCATCACTGGCTTTAAGAATGCTGGAACATTAACTTTAACAGTAATGTTTGAAGCAACTGGGTATAAAGCCCTTAAAGATTTTTATGATAGTGAATCCACTCAACAGTTTAGGATTACATTACCAGACAAAGTTACAACAGATGGGCATGGTTCTCAATTAACATTTAATGGTTTGGTTACTGAATTACCGTTAACCATACCACCAGATGACAAGATTACCTGTGATATTACTGTACAAATTGTTGGTATAGTTAACTTTGTAGAAGCAAATTAAAGAAGGAGGTATAAAAGATGGCAATAAAAGCAGGTGTCGGAACGATATTAAAAATTGATGGCTCAACAATTGGCAATGTAACTAATATTACTGGGCCATCAATGTCCAAGGACACAATAGATACTACTGCCCTTGATACTACTGGAGGGTATAGAACATTCATCACTGGCTTTAAGAATGCAGGCACACTAACCTTTACACTTATGTTTGAAAAAGCACACTATTCTACATTGAAGAGTGCCTTTGATAGTGATGTAGCAAAATCCATTGAGGTTATATTACCAGATGGAACTACAGCAGAAAATGGTTCTAAATTATCCTTTAGTGGACTTGTTACGGAAATACCACTAACGATACCACCAGATGACAAGATTACCTGTGATGTAACTATTCAAATTAGTGGGCCTGTAACATTTACACCAGCAGCATAATAAGGAGGGTTAGTTTATGAGTGAAAAGATATTTGGTAGAGAGGATTTTCTTAAGCTACCAAAGCCTGTAGTTAAGAAGGTATTTTGTGAGTCTCTAAATGCTCATGTATACATGAAAAAGATGAGTGCCTTAGATTTTGATAATTATAACAATCAAATAATAGAATTTGTGGAGGATGAAAATGGTAATACTAAACTGCGTCAAAATTTAAAAGGGGTCAAGCTTAAATTCCTAGTATATGTTTTATGTGATGAACATGGTAATAGACTGTTCAAAGATGATGAATATATTAAGCTTGGGGCTTTAGATAGAGAAGTGGTTGATGAGTTGTTTCAAAAAGCTTCTGAGCTTAATGAGATATCCGAAGCTGAAAAGGAGAAACTTGAAAAAAACTCATCTACGGAGCAGGAAGAAGGTTTGCCTTTAGGTTAGCTTTAGCTCTGGGTTATCCACACCCAGACTTTCTGCTCAGTATGTTAACACCACAACAATTTGCAGAATGGCAAGCTTTCTATAAGATAGAACCATGGGGTTTTCAAACAGATGACATGCAGTTTAGCTTTACCAGAAAGATGATGGCTGATGTTATGGGTGCCAAGAAACGAAATAACCAGCCAATAACGATTGAAGATGTTTCATTATCTAAGATGTTATCTGAACAAAGAGTACCCAAGACTCAAAGTGTAGAAGAAATGAAAGCTATCTTGTTAGCTTTGGCTGGAGGAAAGGAGGAAAATAATGGCTGAGCAATCAATTGGTGCCTTAATAGCTTTTATAGGAGCAGATGTTAGCAGATTACAAAGGGCTGTTCAAAATGCAGAAAAATTATTAAAACAATATGAAGCTAACGCTGGCCAGACTTTGCCTAAGGTGGAAAAAGGTTGGGTAAAGTCATTTGACAATATAAACAAAACGATAAGCAAAGCAACTACAACAATACAAAAACCTTTAAATAATTTGTCTCAGTCATTATTTTCCATTAAAGGACTACTATTATCTTTTGGAACATACAAATTTGCAAAGAGTTTTATAGATGTGGCTTCTGGTGTTGAAATGGCTACAGTTAAATTAGATGTTCTTACTGGAGCAGGAAAAGAAACATTTGAAAATATTATAGATGTGGCTAGAAATACAATAACACCAGTAGAAGATGTTACTGAAGCATTTGTTAAATTTAAGGCTTACGGTATTGACCCCACTGTAGAAAGTATGACAGCAATCCTATCTGCTGCTAAAGTTCTCGGTGGTGAAGGTGGTCTTGGTGTCCGTCAGTTTGCCATGGCTTTAGGTCAGATCGTAGCTAAAGGTTATGTCAGTTCAGAAGAATTAAACCAGTTGGCGGATGCTGGCTATAATGCCAGAAAAGTATTACGTGAGACATTTCAACTTACAGATAAAGATATGGGAAACTTAGCAAAAGCATTTAAAGAACGTGGAGTAGATGTTCAACAAGTTGTACAAATTATTATAGAAGATATGAAAAAACGATTTGGTGATTTAGCTGAACGTATACGAGATACTTGGGAAGGTTTAACATTTAGACTGTCATTGACTTGGTGGGAATTTCGTAAAATGGTCATGGAATCTGGGCCATTTCAAGCATTAAAAAGTCAACTTGAAGATTTTGTTAGATACTTAGAGTCCACAGAAGGACAATTAAAGCTAAAAGCTTGGGCTGAAGAAGTTGGTAATGCTTTAACTTTAGTCATTAATTTCTTTGCTAAAGCAGCTAGGTTTATAAAACAACATATAGATACTATAATTACAGCTTATGCATCTCTTAAAGCTGCAAATATAGGCAAAGGCATTGGTTCTATAGTAGGTACAATAGCTGGGGGCATTGCTGGATTTGCACTAGGTGGCCCTGCAGGAATGGCTGTAATGTCCACAGCAGGTGGAGCTTTAGGTAGCTCTATAGGTTGGTTAACATCATTGCTAACTTCAGCTAAACTAAGCAACGATATAATAAAAAAAGTTTTAAATGAAATTGCATTTTTAACAAAATCTTCGGTTCAACTAAGAGATGATTTACAAGAGCTATATGAACGAAGAAAAGAAATACTAATAAAATTAGCAAAGATAGATACATTAAATAAAAGTAAAATCACTTGGAGTATTCTTGGAGAGAAGCCTCTAAATCAACAAGTTCTTGAGTCAGAATTGTCCGCAATTGAACAAGCTATAAAGGATCATATTGAAAGAATAAATAAGTTAGAAGGACAAGTAGAAGTAACTAAAGGTGGGCTAGGTGCTGGGACAGGTGGTGAAGGTAAAGAACCACCAGAAATAGATGAAGCTGCTCTTAAGAAACAAGAACAAATGATCCAGCAGTTTTACAATTCTTATAATCAATTGATAATGTCTAACTATGAA